TTGCTGGCTGGCGGGGAGAAACCCGGAGAAACCGATCCTTGGCGGCTCACACAGCAACTCCTTCTTGCGTGGCGTGTATGACGAGTGCCTCCGTATCATGGATCCAGAGGGAGAATATCTCTGGTCTGACGTGTTCCCCGGCGTGAGCATCTGCGCCACAAACGCAAAGGATATGCGGATCGACCTGGGCGAACCAAAGCGGTTCCAGACAATCGAACTCAGTTCCGTTGGTTCAAACAACGCCGGCAAGGTGCGCTGTGAGCAGCTGCTCTATGTTGATGACCTTGTATCTGGCATTGAACAGGCCCTATCCCGCGAACGGTTGGACAAGCTCTGGGAGCAATTCACCACCGACCTGCTCCAGCGGCGTATCGGCGGGTGCAAGACCCTCATCATTGCGACACGCTGGAGCGTCCACGATCCGATGGGGCGGTTGGAGACAGCAAACGAGGACAACCCCCGCGCTCAGTTCATCCGGTTCCCGGCGCTGAACGAGAACGATGAATCCAACTTTGACTACGAAAACAGCGTTGGCTTCACCACCAACTTTTATCGGCAGCAGCGGGAGATCATGGACGAGGTGAGCTGGAAGGCTCTGTATCAGCAGGAGGCTATCGAGCGTTTTGGACTTGTGTTCGAGGCAGAGCGTCTGCGCCGGTATTTCAAACTCCCGGATGTGGAGCCGGATGCCATCATTGCCGTCTGCGATACGAAGGAGCAGGGCAACGACTACTGCGTGATGCCAGTGGCGTATCAGTACGGAAGGGATTACTACATCGATTTCATCCTGTGCGACAACGGCAAGGTGGATGTGGTGGAGAACCGGGTGGCCCAGGCCCTTGTAGACCTTGGGGTGGAGCGCTGCCGTATCGAGTCGAACCGTGGCGGCACGTTGTTCGCGCAGGAGGTTGAACGGCTGCTTTCCGAAAAGGGCGGCATGACATCTATTACGACTAAGTGGACGCAAACATCAAAGCAGACAAAGATCGAGGTGAACAGCGCCATCGCCATCAACCGATTTCTGTTCAAGGACGAGAGCGTGTACCGGCACGACAAGGAATACCGCACGGCGATGGATATGCTGACGAGCTATTCCTCCGTTGGCAAGGTTGCTCACGATGATGTCCCGGACGCTATTGCTATGCTGGTTGACTATATCAACTCCTTCGCAACGAACCGCGTTTCCATCGTAAAGCGTCCGTTTTAAGACGAACTGTAATAATTTTTAGCGTTTTTGATTACAGATAGTTGACAAACCACATCATCTTGTGTTATATATCATATTGCAACACAATATATTGTGGTTTTGAGAGGTGAGCAAGTGGACGAGAATACGAACAGAGCGTCCCCGGTGATTACAAACAATATGTTTGGGCGGCTGGACATCTACGCCAGCTTTGACGAGATCACCCCGGACAATATAGTGGGCGAGTTGAACAGCGCACTTGTTTACCACGTACAAAACCTTTTGCAGGAGAACTATCTGTACTGGTATCGGCGAAATGTTCAGCCCATTCTCTCCCGGCGCAAAGAGGTGCGCCCGGAGATCCTCAACATCGTGCAGGAAAACCACTATGACGAGATCGTAACGTTCAAAAATGGTTTCTTTCTCCAAAGTCCGGCATATTTTGTCTCCCGGCGTAAAGGATCTCAGAACAAAGTCAACAAGCTGAATGAATACCTTTACCGCTCCGGGAAACTACAGGCCGACAACGAGGTTGTGAACTGGTTTCACACGGTTGGCAAGGGGCCGCTGTATGTTGAACCGACCCCGGACGATGAAGTACCGTTCAGGGCGTATGCGCTTGACCCGCGCTCCGCGTTCGTGGTCTACTCCCTGCGCCCCGGCAACGAGCCGGTGATGGGCGTGAATTTTGTCGTTGCTGACGAAAAAGCCCGGTTTGATGTCTACACACGCGACCTTGTGTACCATCTGAGCGGCACGGCGGTGGGCAAGATGATGTCCACGCAGACCAACGGCGATTTCATTGCCACGGCGGCGGATGTGGACAGCATCGAGCCGAATGTGCTTGGGTACATCCCCATCATTGAGTACCGCTACAACGACATCAACACCTCTGCGGCTGAGTTGGCGTTGCCCCTCCTCGACTGCCTGTCCTCCCTGTTGAGCAACCGCATGGATGGTGTGGAGCAGTTTATCCAGTCCCTTGCCGTTGCTGTCAACTGCCAGTTTGACGAGAACACCACGGCGAACGACATCCGACAGGCCGGTATGATCGTTCTCAAGTCCATCGGCGAGAACAAGGCGGATTTCCGCATCCTCTCCGAACAGCTTGACCAGCAGCAGACCCAGACCCTTACGGACTATGTGTACTCCCAGATCCAGCGCATCTGCGCCATTCCGTTTGTAGACCGGCAGGGCCGGGCCTACGACAGCACCGGGAGCGCCGCGATGGTGACCAGCGGGTGGTATCAAGCGGCGGCGGCTGCGAGAAACACGGAAGACCTGTTCAAGAAGAGCAACAAGCAGTTTGAGCGCATCATCGTGGAGATCCTGCGGCGGAAGGGCTTGCTGGACATTGACCTCAACGACTTTGAACTGTCGATCACCCGCGAGGAGACGGCAAACATCCAGAGCAAGGCGCAAGCGTTCCAGACCCTCATGGCGGCTGGTCTTGCCCCCGAACTGGCGGCGAAGAAGTCCGGCGTGAGCAACGACCCGGTGAGCGACATCAAGATGTCCGATGAGTGGATCAAGCTCCGCTGGGGCGATCCAGGCGCAAAGAACGAACCCGCTCCGACTACGGAAATTGTCGAATCGGACAACTTTACCGGCGATAATGATACTGGGGGTGCGGTATGACGGATATACGGAAGTATCCTCAGATCATTGAGGCCATCAATGCCGTGCTGAACGCGGAAGGAATTGCCGAAGTGAAGCGCGAGAAGAACGGTTTGACCGTTGTGCAAATTAAGCGGACGCTTGTGACTCCGCGAAAGGAGAAATAACAATGGCTGGTTATTACATCCCGCTCGTTGGTACGCCGCAGATTGGCGATTCCGGCGGAGGCGGTAGCGGCCTTCCCGCTGTAACCGCTGCCGACAATGGCGATGTTCTTACCGTTGTCAATGGAGCGTGGGACAAGGCCGCTCCTTCCGGCGGCGGTGTGCTGGCGGTGCATGATGTTGATGGAACGTTGGATAAGACATGGCAAGAGATTGCGGACGCGGTTGCCACAACTGGTGCGGCGATTGTGTACGGAACTGGCGAACATGTAGTCGGTGCAGCGACAGTAATCAGCTGCATTGAGAACTTACTCAGCGGAACGTTCTTTGTGAATATCGTCAACGGCGTTACGGGCAACAGCGTTACGTACGAAGCATCCACCGCGACCGGATACCCGCAGTTCGACAGCAATTAACCCCACCACATCCCGGTGGGGATGACAACCTTATATATTTGACGCGGCTTTTGGTATGCGCCGCGTAACAGCCAATGGTATGGGCTACATCAGTACGAAAGTGCTGGTGTAGTCCATTTTTTCATATCTAAGGAGTTTTCAGCATGGATCTGATGCCGTTTGACGAACTGAACAGATTCAAAGAAACGGTATCCATCCACTTTGACGAGAGCGGGAGAGTCCGTTCCAGAGAAGATGTTGAGGACATCATAGACGAACTGTTTGAACTGTTCCTGCTGTCCTACGCCCACGGCGCAGAGGCAACGAACCTTGACCTTGGAACGGAGATTGAGCCGGAGCGTGACAGGGCGATTGCCTCTGTAAACGAGCGAATAGCCGGTAAGACCTGGGAAGAGCGAATCTGGGAATGGTTCGATAACGGAGGAACCGAGAGCGATTTCATACGAATTGCTGAAACGGAAAGTCACCGGGATGCGAATACCGGGGCGTTTGATACCGCTGTCAGAGCGGGCGCGAGGACAAAACGGTGGCATTGCATGATGCTCGATGACAGCCGGGACACGCACATTTATCTGGACGGAGTTTCAGCCCCTATTGACGGATGGTTTTACACGTTTACCGGCTCCGCCACACAGTTTCCCGGACAGTTCGGTTTGCCGGAAGAGGATTGCAACTGCCTATGCTGGCTTACCTACGAAATGTGAATAACCGCCCTTTTGGGCGTTTTCAAGCGGAGTGAACCGCTCAACAAACGCACAGTCAGACAAGACTTAAAAACGGAAAAACATGGTGAGTGAACACCTAAAAACGCGAAAAGGAGAATACGGAATGCGAATCGACACCAGCCGCGTAGAGAACTACGCCAACATGACCCCGGAGGAGAAGGTTGCTTTTTTTGAGGCATATGAGATCCCGGAAGTCAAGGACACCGGCAAGGGCGAGATTGACAAGCTCAAGGCCGCTCTGTCCAAAGCAAACTCTGAAGCCGCCGAATGGAAGAGGACGGCGCGTGAGAAGCAGACCGAACAGGAACGAGCGGAATCGGAAAGAGCCGAAGCTGAAAAGGCTTTGCAGGACGAACTCCGCGCTCTTCGGCGGGACAAAACCGTGAGCGGCTACACCAAACAGTGCATGGAGATAGGCTATGATGCCTCCCTTGCCGCTGAATGTGCCGAAGCTATGGCTGACGGACGATTCAATGATGTATTCGCCATTCAGTCCAGGTTCATGGACGCGAAGAAAAAGGAAATCGAGGCCGCTGCTCTGAACAAGCAGCCCGGACTTACCCCCGGTACGCCTCCTGTACAGGCCGCTGAAAAGGCGGAAGAGAACAGGATTCGATCCATTTTTGGATTGCCTCCCGCAAAATAACAAAAAGGAGAAATATCAATGGCTACTACTGTTGTTGCCCCCGCAAATAACGCTATTACTCTGGCCCAGTCTTTCATTCCCTTTGTGGATGAGGCTTACAAGGCCGATTCCAAGTCCGCGATCCTTGATACCGCTAACGAGTTTGTGCGGTTCACCGGCGCGAACACCGTGAACATCTACAACCTCAACCCCGTTGGTATGTCCAACTATGACCGTGACGCTGGCTTTGTTCCCGGCGATGTGACCGGCACTTGGCAGCCCTATGTGCTGGAAACCGACCGGGGCCGGAGCTACCAGGTGGATGTCCTCGACAATGACGAAACCCTTGGCCTCACGATGGGCTATCTTCTGTCCACTGTCGAGCGTCAGCACATCATTCCCGAAGTCGATGCTTACCGCTTTGCTCAGTACGCCTCTGGCGCGGCTGCTGGTAACGTAACGACCGAAACCCTGTCTACTGGCGCGGCTACCGTTGCCTCCATTGACGGTGCGTCCGTTGCGCTGGACAATGCCGAAGTTCCCTATGAGGGCCGGATCCTCTTCGTTAGCCCCGCTACCTATGGTCTTCTCAAGGGCGGCATCACCCGGATGATCATGAACGATGAGCGCGATGTGAACTACGCCATCGAGATGTACAACGATATGCGCGTTATTCGGGTTCCCCAGCCCCGGTTCCAGACCGCCATCACTCTGAACGCTCCCACTACCTCCAGCGGCGCTGGCGGCTTTGCTCCTGCGTCCGGCGCTGCCGCGATCAACTACATGATCGTGCATCCGTCCGCCGTTCTCCAGGTCATGAAGCACTACGCCGCTCGCGTGTTCAGCCCGGAGCAGAACATCGAGGCCGATGCTTGGCGTGTGCAGCCCAGGTTCGCTCACGGCGCTTGGGTGCTGGCTCACAAGAACAACGGCATCTACGTTTCCCACGCCTAATGATTCGGCGCAATGCTGACGGCAGCGTGACCGTTGGCATTATCAAAGAGGATAAAGGGGCGGAACCCTCTGCCCCTTCCTCTGCTGAGAAGTCAACGGCGAAAGCGCCGCGAAAGAGAAAGACCACTACGAAAGAGTGAGGTAAACATGGACGCATCTACGAAGCTGAACTACATCAAAACAATGATTGGCATTGCTGAGAGTGATACCAGCCAGGATGCGCTCATCAACGGCTACCTCGCCATGTCCACGCAGGAGATCCTCAACTACAAGTACAGCCTTGTGGGCATCCCGGAGGGGCAGACCGAGGTTGATGCGGAGGACGAAATCGCCCAGATCTACGCCGTTCTCGCTGGGTACAACCAGCGTGGAGCTGAAAACCAGACCAGCCACAACGAGAACCAGATCTACCGCACATTTCACTTTACGGACATGGTGCAGTACATCAAGAGCAACGTTATACCCTTCGCGGCGGTGAGGTGAGGCCATGAGGACGCTTGAGATCAACAAGCAGCCGATGTGGTACGCCCTGCTGCTGGGAAAGACCGAGATCATTGACGAGTACGGCAACCATACCGGCGTGTTTGATTTGCAGTATTCCGACCCGGTTTATTACCCGGTGAATATGTCCGAGAGCAGGGGCGTGGCAAGCGTGGAGGCGTTTGGTATCGAGGCCGATTTTGACCGCACGTTCGTCACCACGGACATGAACTGCCCCATTAAAGAGGACAGCATCATCTGGTTTGGCGCAGACCCGCAGACCGAGCCGCACAACTACATTGTCTACCGCATTGCCAACAGCCTCAACAGCATCACCTATGCCATCCGGGGAGTGGATGTATCGTGAAGTTTTCCGAGTGGCGGCGGGGCTTTGCTGAGAAGTACCGGCGGTACATTGACGAGTTGTCCACGCTGGGCGTGGAAACGGCTCAGAGTATTTACGCCGGGGTTGACCCGCGCTATGGCAACGGCGATGTGACAGTCGAACGAGAGTTTGACGGCGGTGTGGATTTCGTGATCCGGGCATCCGGCGAAGACGCTCCGTTTCTGGAGTTTGGAGCCGGTGTGACTGCCGGTGTAAGACGGCCCACGGTGCAAGCCGATTATGAGATTGCCCCCGGTTCGTGGAGCGAAGAGCATAACGGCGAGTTTTCCAAGTACGGCTACTGGCATTACAACGGCGAAAAGTTTTACGGCGCTCCCGCTCTGGGCGGGATGCAGGAGGCTTGCAACGCGATGGAGCAGCAGTCCTCCGAAATCGCGAGGAGGGTTTTTAGATGATCGACATTGAAAATAAAGTCCTGTCGGTTGTCCGGGAGGCCGTCCTTGCTCAATACCCAACAGCCTCCGTGTACGGAGAGTACATAGATGTTCCCGCATCTTTCCCGTGCGTGACCGTTACGGAGGATACCAACTACACCTATGTCTACAGCAAGGACGATACGGTTTCCGAGCATCACGCAGATGTGCAGTATGCCGTCAACGTGTACAGCAACAAAAAGACCGGGGCCAAGCTGGAGGCCAGAGCGATTCTCAAAGTGGCAGATGATGCCATGCAGAGCATGAAGTTTTGGCGCACGATGACCCGGCAAGTCCCAAATGTAGACCGATCCATTTTTCGCATGGTTGCCAGATACCATGCCATCGTTGGCGAACCGTTTACGGACGCTGACGGAAATCTGGTGTATCAAATCTATCAAAGATAAGGAGTAAACGCATATGGCTATGGAACTCAGCACCGCTGGTGTGCTTCTGAAGTATGCGGTAGAGACCACCGCTGGCACTCGCCCCACTACCGGCTATACGCAGGTTCCCAGCATCAAGGCCATTCCCGACTTTAACCCGGAGCCGGAATCCCTTGAGGTTACGGATCTCAGCGACACCGAATGGCGGCGCTATATTGCCGGTTTGAAGGATCCCGGCGGCGCTCTCAGCTTTACGGCGAATCTCACCACCGCGTTCAAGACCGCTTGGGAGACTCTGGTGACTGCGGCTGAAACTGCTGCCACCACCAGCAAGGCCACCTGGTTTGAAATTATGGTTCCCAATTTCGGCAGCTTTTATTTTGCCGGAATCCCCTCTCCGCTGGGCATGAGCGCGATGGATGTCAACGCCGTGCTGGAGATCGAGGCTTATGTGACCCCGAACCAGATCGAGGGCTGGGACACCTCGTCCACCTAATAGGTAACTTATAACCTACATTATAATATAAGGAGTATGTGATGATGCAGAATGTGAAGCCCATCTATGTGACCGACAATGACACGGGAATGGAGTACACGCTGGAATTCACCCGCGAGAGCATTGCCTTTGCGGAGCGCAAGGGTTTTGAAATCTCCGATGTGAGTCGGTTCCCGATGACGAAGATCCCCGAACTGTGGTACTACGCTTTCCGGGCGCATCACAAGAATCTGCCCCGTGACAAGACGGATGCCATTCTGGAAAAGGCCGGGGGATTCAGCGAGGATCTGCTGACCCGGCTGGGCGAACTGTACGCCGCTCCCTTTGAGGCCATGAAGGACGAAAGCGAGGAAGAAAACCCTCGCGTGACGGTGAGGCTTTAACCCGCTCTGACTTACCGTCAAATTTAGAAACAGCATTTTGGGAGGCTCTGCCATTTTACTTGTCAATAGGTATGACCGCTGATGAGTATTGGCACGGGCCTCCTCAACTTATCCGGGTATACAAAGAGGCATATAAACTCCGGGTGCGCCATGAGAACGAGTACGC